AGAAATGAAGAAAAGAGCAATCAGAAAAATGAGTTTCATTAAAGCCTCGAGTTCATTGTGATGAAGTTTGTCGCTAGCGGTATCAGCCCTAGAGCTGCCTGCCCCGCCGTAGCGCCGGCAATCGTACCTTGGACGAATGTACTCTGCGCCGATGTGAGAGTACCGGCTATCGCTGTTGTAGCAAAGTTTCCTGCACCTGCGCCGAAAGTGATTGCGGTAGCTGAAGTTGCCGCAATCGTTGGCGCTATGCGCATAGGTACGAAGTACTGAACAAAGATGTAGCCCGTCGTAGACGCGTTGATCGTTCCTATACCTAGAGGGTAATTGACAAGTCCTCCAAATATTTCGAAATAGCGCTGGCATAATGCCATCTCGGCGGCAAGACTTCTGATAGCCAATGGCGTAGCTGAAACACCAGCTTCAAGTTGAACCTTGCCAATATCGAGCGTGACGTTCTGGGCCTGCGTCGAATCTGTCCAGAAGAATACCGCGATATTGTTGGCAGAGGCGCTGATCGTCCCGGTGAGAGAGATCGACGTCAGGGTGTTTGCAACAAGCGCAGTTGACCCCGTAGCCGTGACTGTTGTTGATGTCGTGGTGAAGAAATTTCCGGCCGTGAAGGTCGCGTTCGTCCAGTCAAGAACGATGTCTTTCGTGATCGCGTCTGCCGTTCCCGTCCATTCGATGATGGCATAGCGAAGCGTCGTGCTTGCGGACATGCGAACGCGGGCAGAGAGAACAACAGCCTGTCCTCGAAGGTCTATGCAATTTTCTCTCTCAAGCCACTGGATGCGTCCGAAGCGCTGCGCCGTTGCCTGCGCCTGGAGCGACCGCATCATGTATGGCGTTGTGTTCTCGACCAGCGTTTGCTGGGAGACGGTGACGGCCGCCGTCTGTGTCAGGGTCAACCATTGATCAAAATCATAGGTCACGTCAGTTTGCGATCCGACGCCTGCCTGATTGACTTGACCGCTTGGATTGATGACACGATTTCTGAAGCCGAACGCGCCATCCAGTTGAATGGCGTTCGTTGAATTTGTGATGCCGGATGTCAGGGTGAACGCGCCGGTATTGCCAGCGATCGACGAGACCGAGCCGGCAGAGCTGATCGAGGAGACCGTTGCCTTTTTCAATGCGGCGCCGGCCACATCCCACAGAAACATCTCATCAGCCGCGGCCGGACTGCCTTTGACCGTCAGACCATCAATCGTGATATCTGTAGGTGTAGCAGCGCTTCCCGTGTTGTTGACCTTGAATGACCATGCTCCCATTGTCGCCAGCTTGGCGTTCGTGATGGCATTCGCGGCGACCGTGATGGCGGGGCCTGACATGGTTGCATCGCCGGACATGGTTTGGAACGCGAGTGCCGTCCCGGCCGAATTGACCCCGAGGAATTGGCTTGCAGTGCCCTGGATATCGGCGACGTTTGCGGTGGCGTTTCCGGTTACGCCGATGACGGAGCGCGCAACGCCCTGCGCCTGCATCGCTCGCGTGACCTTGTTCGCCCCGATCGTCGTTGCATTTCCGACGCTGGTAACGTCGCCGGTCATGTTGGCGTTGGTGGTAACGGTCGCAGCAAGCGTGGCATTGCCCGCGGTGAGACCCGCAGCCGTCCCGGTCAGATTGGTGGCAACGCCAGAAGTCGGCGTTCCGAGTGCAGGTGTTACTAGAGCGGGAGAATTGAACGTCCCGCCCGTAACCGTCTTGCCGGTGAATGTCAGGGTCGTCGGAAGAGAAATCGTCTCATTGCCGGCAACGCCATCCCCGTTTGTGACGGTGATCTCGTTCGTCGTGCCGGTGAGCGTGCGCAGCGCCCATGTGCCCGTTCCCGTGCGGGAGAGCACGCCAGCTCCAGTCAGCGCGGCGATGGCCTGCAGATCTGCGGAAAGGCTTGATGTCAGCAAAGACGCGAGCGTGACGTTCTTGTATAAGCCCGCCGAGACGTCATTGACCGCAATATAGGCCGTCGTTGGATCGGTGATCGGGCCCGGCGTGAGGATCGAATAATCGACGTCGAAGGTATATGTTCCGCCTGAGTGCGTGATGGTCAGAAACTTCTGGCCAACCACATTAGCCGGAAAGTTGACGAGCGTCTTGACCTTGATTTGCGCCTTCCGGACAACATTGACCTTGATCTGAGGCACGGTCATATTTCAGCAATCCCATCGTAGATCGATACCGTACCTGAGAATAGCTGATTGATCGAGCCGGCGAGCGAGTAGACGGCACCGACCTTGTATGATCCAGGGATCAGCGTTTTCATCTGCGAGGCGGTGAATGTAACTTCAAGCCCGAGTCCCGCGATGATCAAGGCGATTCCGCTTCCGATCGAGGCCGTCAATCGCTGGCAATCGTTTTCATCTTTGATTGTGAGCGTGACAGCAGCTCCGGTGAAATCGATCGCAGCGCCCGTATCCGCATCGGTCGCTATGATATCGAAGGCCCAATCAGCTTTGTTAGATCGTTCGAAATTGATGATGTATGCCATGGGCTAGAGCTTGATGTAGATGCTGACCAGCATCTCGGGAGGGACTGCGGAAACAGCGGTCGATGACGTTCCAACGCTGGTGACTGTAATATTTCCTGATACCTGATTTTGTCCTCCCCATGGATTACCACCACTGATAACAATAGGTCCCCAGCTACTGCCAGTTCCAGATCCTGCAAGCTGTGCTCCTACAATGGTTTGCCCGCCAGCAATAGCCGCGAATGTCTGACCGCCAACTACGGTCATTGTATTTGAACCTGCGGACGTCAACGGAGGGATATTGGCCGCTATCAGCGTCTTCGATTGCGTTCCTCCGACGACTCCCAAGGTCGTCGCTGCCGATCCGAAATACGTCGTTGTCAGGTTACCCGCAGCCGCGTTCCCCATGTCGTCGAGTCCGGCCAAGGTTCGACCGCGCAGATCAGGCAGGGCAATCGTCTTGTTTGCAGCAAAGTCCGCCGCAGCGCTCACACCTCGCCCTGTCGATACCGCCAGGTTCGGATCGCCGTTCCACAGGAAGCTGAACAGCGCCGTAGTGTCAGCGTTTGCGCGTTCCGTCGCCCCCGAGGTCGCACTGCCGATCGTTCTGGCGTTGCACCGAACAAAGCCGGAAACGACGCCAACGCCGTAGATATGCTGCAGCCAGCCGGTCTGAAGAACGGTCGTCGGATCGACTGGTGAACCACCTCCTCCCCCTGACGATGCTCCGGTGACGATCAGGCCGTCAGCGACGAGCTTTTCCACCCCGTTGACATCGGTCAGCCGGATCTTGATCGAACCGTCAGCCAGGAAGAATTGGGGCAGTCGTCCTGACGCATCAAGGATGATCGGGTTCGGCAATGGCAAGGTGAGTGCGGAATCCTGAAATCCGTTTTGCGGGGTGCTGGTCGTCCCTGCCTGGATGAGATAGAGTTTTCCCCCGACAAGGGGAGCCCCGAACTCGTCCAGTTGCTGGGTCATGCTCAACGGAATTGTGCCGGCCATGCTCTTCTTTCAAAGAAAAACCCGCCGATGATGGCGGGTTGGGGGAACTTTAGATGATGTACGTCGTTCAAATCGCCGTAGTCGTCTTCATCACTTGGGCGAGCATTCACTACGGTTGGGACGCCCATGGCCCCGCAATCGCGTTCGTGGCCATCATGGCCGCGGCGATCGTCACCGGAATCATTGTTGAAGCCAGGCTATTGCCGTCGCGCCTCGCGCGGCTGCGTGATCGCGTTTTCGGACTGAAGGATGAGCCTGGAGACGAGATAGCCAGCCTCGGTGCTGCCTTTCGGCATCCTCGATATGCGTTCGAGGATCGGGGCCGATCTCGGATCGGTAAAGATCCGAGCCAGTTCGTCAAGGTTGGAACCGAGCTTCCATTGTCCGTATTTGTCGCTGACGATGGTCCACCACTTCCCCGGGCTGAGCCCGGTTTTGACGGCCTCCCCGATGATGCCAGCCCCGGACATGGCCCCAAGCTCTTGGGCGTTGAACGCGGTAAGTGAGCCCTTGGCCTGCCGTGTGCCAGTTGCTTCGGCTGCCTCTAGGAAATTATCGACGCCCTGCCAAATCCTGTTCCCACCTGGAAGAGCGGTAATCGCCGCCTCGAGGTTCGTGCGCTGCTGGATATTCCCCACAAGCGCCTTGGCAAATCCGGCAGCCCCCATTTGGTTTGGACCACCCTGCAGGTTCTTCGTCGCAGCGTTCCAGACGCTTTCGAGATGAGCCCGCACGAGCTGCGTTGCGGCGCCGGGGTTCTTGGCCGCCAGCCTCTGCACCGCGTCGTGGATCTCGATATGGCTATTCGGCAGCGGATTGGTGGGAAACAGTGCCTCGATCGCCCGTTGCGTGGTTACGTCTTTTTTCGCGAGCCGCCCGAGCGGACCTTGCAGGAGTGGATCAAGGTATTGCTCCCGTGCCTGCTTCTGGATTCCCAATGCAATCGCATAATCTTGAGACTTTACCTCGCCGATCTGCTTCAGCGCAGATGCCGCCATTTCGTTGGAAGCCTGCACTTCCTTGTTCTTGGCCGGGTTAAACTTTGACGCAGCATTTTCGGCCTGCTGGTCGAAGTGCTTCTTCACCTGATTAAGGAACCCGACCGAGTTGTCAGGAAGATGGGCAACCCGCCAGCCGATCTGCGGATTGTTCCGAACCGCGTCGCGCGCCTCTGTCCAACCCGGAATCGCCTTGACGTGGCTCATTTCGGCCGGCGTCAAAAGAACGCCTTCGGCCTGCTGATAATAGGGTTCCGATGCCTTGTTGATCGCGGTGCGAACATCTCCGATCGAGCCTTGAGCCGCCTCGCTGACCTGGGGCCCGATCTGGGATGGCGTGCGCGTGCCAGGCGCAACCTGTCCGAACTCGTTCAGCGCGGCCTGGTCGAACTGCTGTGGCCGCTGCGAATAGAAATCCTGCATCCGGGTCCGAGAGCCCTGCGCGCTCTCCAGAATGCGCTGGGTATCGGACAAGACTGGTTTCCCAGCTACCTGACTGAGCGCTTCCGGCCAAGTCAGGGCAATGCCCTTTTGCTGGGCGACCTGCATCAGGTTGCGCGCATCGTCGATCGTGCCGGCTGGCAGGTTCGGCAACTGCTTGCGGATAGCCTCCACAGCGCTCGCAGGCTGGCTCAGGATCGCGCCAGCGCCGCCAGCAGCTATGCCAGCCGCAGCCCTCGCATAAGGCTCCAGTGAACTCCCTGCGGTCGCCTGCCCGGCCGCTTCTGAGGCGATGCCTGGAACGACCGCCTGCAGCGCGACCTTGCGCGCGATGCCGCCTGGACCGAGCAGCGCGGATGGCAGGAACTCGCCCGTTGTCTCGGCATAATGCCCATAGGTGGTTTGAGGCTTGTAGAAATCCCCGGTGACACCTTCAACGTTCTTTTGCAGGCTTGCCTCGGTCGGAAGAATTGACTCGGTGGCGCGCGGGCCGGGATCAAGTCCGGTTTTCTCCGCAATATAGTCGGTCGCGGCCTGACTGCCCTTGGCCATGAGATTGGCCACTTCGCCGGGGAAGCCGGCAATCCCGAGCACGCCTTTGGCCACGCCGACTCCGCCCGATTTGGCGACGTCACTGGCAATAGTACTGGCGCTAGGAGCTTCCGGGAAGGCGTCCCACGAATCCTTGCCGCCACCAGAAGGCGGTTTATCTGGGAAATCGTCCCATGTCGTCGGTCTATTGGGCTGAAGCGGCCCGAGATTTGGACCGGTGTATGGCTCAGCCATCAGGGCACGTACCTGACTTTGCCGCTCGGATCGGTGAATGAATCACCGCTCTTGAGCTTGCCGGCCGCGACTGCGGCATGAACTTCGCTCGGCGAGGAGAATTGCGGCTGCGCGGCGCGCGCCCCGTTTGCTGGCGCCTGCTTTTCCTTGCCGTCGATGATGCTTTGGAATCGCTGGACCTCGGCCGGCGTGAACAACGGTTTGTTCTTGTCCATTTCGCGGACTTTTTTGTCAAAGCCGACGTCCAGCACGCCATCCTTGTAATTCTGCGCCATGTCCGATACTTCGACCGCGCGTTGCTGGATTCTGATTGCCACATTGGCCAGGAAACGGTTCGTCTGCGGAGTGTTGTCGGGCGACATGGCGGCAGTTGAGGCCAATTTCATCTCAGCCACCCGGATCGGGCCGAGTCCCTTGAGCGAGCCGAGCCCATTCAACACGCTGTCCGCAATGACTTTCCCAACGATTTCCTGCGGCGCGGCCTTGTTCGGATCACCTCCCAGCGCCACAGCAACCCGTTTCAGGGCCAAATTGTAGTTGTTCCCGATGCCGGAATAGAAGTCCGGACTATCCATCTGCTTGAGCGCGGCCTGAAGCTTGGGAATTTCCTGGATGGCCTTGGTTCCGGCTTCATCGATCGCCTGATATTTGGCGACGTAGCCCTTGGCTGTCTCGACCGCGCCGGCCTGCTGCGCTGCAAGATCGCTCTGCGACGACTGATATTCTGGGAGGGATTGGCCGCTCGCCGCGGCGTTCTTCATCTCGGTTGTAGGTTCCTTGGCCGCCAGATAGCTCTTCAGGCGAGTTTGCGCGGCCGCGGCCGTAGCTTTATCCGGACTGGCCGCGAGGAGGGTGAGGCGTTTGAGAACAGGGTCATCCTGCGGGGCAAGCGGCGGGGCCTGCTGAACGGGCGCAGCCTGTGCGGGCTGCTGAGCCATGGCGGGTTGGGGGCCTTGGGGCTGCTGAGCCACCTGTTGCGGCGGATTGTCGCCGGGCTGCGGCGGCTGGACCTGCCCGACACCCATGCGCTTGATCTGAGCGATGGCCGGCGCGAGGACGTTACGGACCTGCGGATCATTGACATCGATCGGAGCCGTGGGATCGACGCCAAGTTGACGAGACACGGCCGCGCTTGCGGCGCCGAGCTGGTCGTTCGGGATACCCTGAGCGGCCAGGATCTTCATGACCGTGACAGGGCCTTGTGGCGCGGGCTGCGCTCCTGCGGCAGGATTACCTTGCGCCTGCACGCCACCGCGGTTCAATGGCGGTGCGACGATCGTAGAGGCGCCACGGTTGGCCGATGGCGGGCTGACGATCGTGGATGCTTGCGGCTGTCCCTGATCAACGCTATCGAGCTTTGCGCGCTCCGTGGGTCCGATCGATGCGCCGATCAGCGCGTTGCCTTCGTTGAGGCCGCCCTTCTGATAGAGCGTCTTGGCCATCGCGCCGAAGTCGGGGGAACCATCCTGAAGCGTCGGAATGCCGCCCTTGAAGGCGTCGCGGAGGTCGTTCTTGGCCTTCTGATCGCGGCCGGCGTTGTAGGCATCTACCGGACCCGAGAACAAACCCGAGAAGTCAGCGCGGGTATTACCGCCTACACCAGAAATGATCTCGTCGATGCCAGCCATCAGCCGAACATCCCGAACAGGTTACCGGCCATCTTTCCGACATCCTTCAGCGCATTCAATTGGTTCTGTCCGATGTTGTAATTATTCATCGTCGCCGCCGCGGTGCTCGCGCCCTGTCCCGTATAATTGGCATTCGCGGCTTGGCCCTGCCCTTGGTAGGACTGATTGAGTGCTCCCCCCTGACCTGTCGCGACACCGGCCGCGCCTGCAGTGGCTTGCTGCTGGCCCTGCAGATACGGCGACAAGCCAGCGAGATACCCGCTATAGGACTGATTGGCCAATCCCGTCGCATACTTCAGGGTGTCCGCATCAGCATTGCCGCTGGAGAGATTTCCTGCTGCGGCGTGGGTCCGATCGAGCGCTTGCAGGCCCTGATCCATCTGGAACTGATAGCCGGGATTCTGCTGGAAATTCTGTTGTGCTCGAGCATATCCAGCCGCGCCATTCGCGCCAGATGCATCTCCATAGGCGCCGGCTCCTGCTGTGTTCGAGCTTAGCAGGCTATCATAAAGGCTTCCCGCCTTGCCGTAGCCAGCCGTCAGCGCATCGCGGCCCTGTCCGTAGTTAGATGATAGCGCATCATAGCCCTGCTGAAGACCGGCATTGCGTTGCTGTGCGGCCTGCTCGGCTGTGTCGTTGCTGAAGAGATCAAAAAGTCCGATGACAGCCTCCTATTAGTCTTGGCGCCGAGCCTGAATGATGCCGTAAACGCTGCATGTGCTGACAGTGAATATTGCTGCGGCTACCAGAAATATCGTTTGCCCGCCCGAGAATTTAGTACTCGGGATGCTTAGATTGAAGACATTTCCGCCACTGACAACAGCAGCCATCGGGAGAATTGCGTAAGCGCCGGGAGCTGTGTCGATGGCATTTGTAAGCGAGATGCTGGCTACAATAGCCGTCATGCTCGTTGTTGCTGCAGGCTGGAAATAGACGTGACAATCCACGTCGTGATCTCCAGTAGGAAGAACAAAACTTGTCACAGTTTTTGCGACTGTGCTTACCAAAGGAACTGCCGAACCAGCCGGAAGAACGCTTTGAATATAAGCTCCGTTGGTTTTTCCTTGAAAATAATCTATCCATGTCTGCGACATGAATCCGGTAAATTGTCCGGTTTGTGGGTTCTTGGCGAGCAGAGGAACATCTATTCCAGGAAACGGCCTGCTCATCGCGTCAGCCTCGTATCCTGATTGCCGCCCATAAACCCCGCGTAAATCGGATCACTGATCTTCATTCGCCAGCGCCGGCCGTGCGTGCTGGTCATACCGGTTCGGACCATTGCAATGCGCGAGTCCGTCGCCTGTCGACCGAGTTCACGCACAAATTCGTTGCTATAGGTGATCCCGCCGTCGTTTGACCATGAGATGCCAACTTTGGGGTTCGTCGCGATCGGATCGGCACCGGTTGCGATACCCACGCCAGTAACGAAGTTGAAATCTGCCTTTCCAACCTTGGTCCGGGCTGGGAAACCGATGACGGGCCCGCTGTCCATCTGCATGACCAACGGACTTCCGAACTCGTCTAGCGCGGTCGCATCTACTTTCAGCAACCTGCCGCCCTGCGTATCTCCGACAATCCACTGATTGAAAGCATTGTGCCCGGAGATCGCGCGCCAACGGGTCTGAAGGTAGCTTGCGCGTTCATTCCACTTTTGAGATCCGAGATCGAACTCCCAAGTGAATGTGGGGCATGAGATCACCCATTTCGGGTGACCCTGCGAGATATAGACGGACGCCTCAAGCGTTGTCTTGTTCGGCACAAGCGCAATGAGCCGATCGAGATCGGGCGGAGAGATCTTCAGCGGATTAGGCGTGCCATTGGCCTGAACCACCGAGAAGTCGTCCGCAACCCAGATCAGAGCGCTCCCGAAGCCATTCTCCTGTCCGGCGATTGCATAAGGACCAATCAATCCGCGCTGGATTACATAGGACCGGGTGAACGGAAACCCCACCGGGTTTGCGGTATCTGCATAGACCGCGCCGAAGTTAGGACCGAATACGTAGTACTGTCCGTTGAACGGCAGGCCGCGGATCAAGCCGCCCGGCTTTGCCTGCTCTTTGGTCTTGTCAGTCGTGGCGATCGTGACGTCATTCAGGCCGGATGCCTGGATCGTACCGTCGCCATAGGTGAAGATGAAATATCCATCAAGAAAGCCAACGCTGTTCGGAGATCCGATATCCGGATCAGCAAACGAAATGACAGATCCGGTCAGAACCGAGAACGCACCGGTGCCAGGTGCCACGCAAACGACATCAGGTGTGCTCACCTTGTTGTTGCGGGCGAAAAAGACCTTTTCCGTTCCAGTCAGCGAGCCTGTTAGCAGCGTTTCGACGCCTAAGCTCGTGAACGATGAAACCTTGCCGGACCATGCAACGTAAAGCGTGCTGTCGACCAGAATTGCACCGCGGAATCCAGTCTGAGCCGAAGCCGCGAACAGGGACAGGCCAGGACATTTGCGCCAGACGACGCGCGGCGGAGCGAGCTTCTTGGTTGCTTCGACGTCCTGTCCTAACGGTTCCGCGTAGCAGTTGATCAATCGGCCAGCGCTCTCCTGCACATTCGCGCCCGGCGCCGAACTCAGCGGCCATGGGATCGGAGGTGCAACCATCAGAAGTATTCGACAATCTGCGGACTGAAGCCCGGCGTTTGCCTGACCAGAATACGCAATCGATTGCGCAAGGCTTGCGCTTTGGCCTCATCCGAAACACCAGCGAACTCATCCGCCGCAGCATTCGCGACCAGCTTGCAGAACGTGATGAACAGCGCATCATCGAGCTTGTTCGGGTCGTCGATATAGATCGTCCCGTCAGCATTCAGCTCGGCCACGACGCTATCGATATACCCGTCGAGATCGGTCGCGTCCTCTGCTGACACGCTTGCGCCGACGTCGCCACCGGTGAGGATGGCGAAGGCTTTGAACTGGATCTCTTGACGGGTTTTGGTCATGTCACCTCACGAGAGAAAAGGGCGGGAAGATGACCCCGCCCCCTTGAGTTTTCCTGGGAGGATCAGGTGAGAGCGTTCTGTGCCGGCTGGGGCTCGGGCGGCTTGATGGAAGCTGCTTGAGCAGGCTTATCTGCCGGCTTGTCCGCGTCCTTCGTCATCGCTTCCGCGTCGGCCTTAGCTTCCTTGGCCTTGGCCGCGGCAGTCTTGGCGTCTTCCTCAGCCTTTGCCGCCGCTTCTTTTGCCGCAGCGATATCGGCATTGGAGGGTCGGCCGCGCTTCTTGGCCACGGTCGGCGCCACACCGTCGTCCTTCTCGACCTTCACGTCGAAATGCTTGTTGCCAGTCAATTTCGCGATCAGGTGTTCGTGGTCATAGGAGTTGAGTTCGACGGGCTTGCCATCGAAGAACGTCACTCCGCCCATCTCGACGACCTTGCTGTCACCCGGAGGGGCGACATAGGTTGCTGTAGCTTTCTGCATGTTCATGTCTCCTGTTCGGCTCTTACTGAGCCATGAAGCCTTGAAGGTAGACGGTCACCGTTCCCGCGACTGCAGTGGCAGCCTGGGTGGCGATCGTCAGAATGATTTCCGTGTCCGTCGTATTGAGGAACAGAAGGCCGGCCGCGGCCAGTGTCCACGAGGTGACGGCCGCCTGAGTGCTGACGCTCGCGACATACCGAGCCGCGTTTCCGGCATCGCCGATGGTGATGAGCATCGCCGCTCCGCTGTCCATATCAGTAGCCGAGCCTAGAATGCCGGTAACAGTGAATCCGGCCGGCACCTTGAATAGCCCGACCGTATTAGCGGTGACGTTATCCGCAACCGTGATGGTTGCCGTACGGCCGATCGTCTTCATGGTCGAGGCGAACCCCATCGGGCCGACCTGCGGCTGAATCCAGTCCTTACGATAAGTCATATTTTCTCTCCTGTTGATTGAATGCCCGGGCCGAAGTCATTCCGGCCCGGGTCGCTTATCGAGGATTAGGCGTTCGCCACACCCGAGACGAAGCCGGTGACCATACCCCAATCGACGAGCGTGCCGCTTGAGTCGTTGATCGATGCTTTGGCGACCTTGCCAATTCCGTACTGCGCTTCGATGCCCATGCCGGTGATGAAGTCGTAATCTCCGTCTTCAAGCGTGGTCGGCCGCGGCATCTGGCCCATCGCATAGGCCAGCGCGCCCTGACCGCACAGGAACACGGGTTCGACCGCGATGTTGGAGGCGCCGACGCCGGCCAGAAGCAGGCGCTGGGTGATTTCCGGGATTTCCAGATAGATCACGCCATCGAAGATCAGGCCGCCACCGTTGAAGATCGGATTGCTCTTCGTCGGATCGGAACCCTCACGCTCGCGAGCGTCGCGATTAGCTTGGAACATGACCGGATCGGCCTTCAGGTCGCGCATGGCCCGCGAGCCAAGGAAGCACACATACCATTCCTGATCCGTGCTCTTCATCTGGAACGGGGTAATTTTCGGAACACCGGTGTAAACGCCGGGATTGGATGCTGAGACGCCGGTCTGCTGGGCAACGCTCTTCATGAGCGAGCCAACCGCCGCCGTCATCTTATCGTTGGTCGAGTCGACGTTGGCCACCGCAGTCGCGAAGGTCGCCGAGTAGTTCGCGATGACGGAACCGAACACGACACGATCGACGTTCGCAGCCGTCCAAGCGTTCTTCTGCGCCGTGGTTGCGGCTGACCAGCGCACGCCGTTCACCCGGTTGCCGCCGTTGGTGGCAGTCAGGCGGCCGGATTGCACCGCAGCGGTCGGGATCGAGAGCAGCGCATCCACAATGTCGTCCCGGACGATCCGGCGAGCCCAGCCCGAGAGCAGGGAGCGCGCCGTCGAGCGGATCGAGAACGAGGATTCCTTGTTCACGGCCCGGTTATTGGCGACCGCGTTGCGGGCCCAGTCCGCCCAGATCGGAAAGCCGTAGCTGTCGAGCTGTTCTTCATTGCCTCGCAACAGGCCAGCGCCGACGCCGGCACCGGTGAGCTGCGTGACCAGAGGAACGTTGATTTCCTTACCGTCCGCGGCGAGGTCGTTCATGCGGACGATGACAGAGGTCGAATCCGGCCCCATGAAGGGGTCGAACCTGGACTTGCGGAGGAAGTCGACCGCAGCCGTCCTGCGGAATTTGATGATTTCATTGTTGACGTGGTTGGCAGTGAGGGCCATTGGCCTTAGTCCTTTCTATGGCCGCCCACCGCCCAATAAAAAACCCGCCTCGAGGGCGGGTCTGTCATCAGGATTTAGGTTGGATCAGCCGGTTGTTTGGGCGAACAGTTCGTGGTCGTTGACGTCTCCGTCTTCCGACCGCAGCAGAGCATTCGAGCGGCTTGCGCCGTTCAGTGAGGGTGGAAGGTCGACACGAGGACGACCGTTGTTCTGCGCTGGAGACGCATCGGCACGCCAAGCTTCCATGGCCGCCTTGCGAAACTCCGGATCTTTCAGAGCTTCTTGGCGCAGCCGTTCCTTGTACGCATTGAGATCGCCGCCGATCTCGGCCTGTGTTTTCCGCTCACGATGCCACTCGATCAGGGTTTCGCCGGGGTCACGGGACTGCTGCATGCGAGCCTTTAGAGCAGGATCGACAGCCTTTTGTGCAGCCGCGTAAGCCTCTTCAAACTCCGTCTTGTAGATCTTGTGAGCATTGGCCAAGCTGGCCTCGCGCCGGTCGTTCAGGAGCCGTTCCTCGAATTTGGTTTCGAGGTACTTCTCGTAACCTTCCGGATCGAGCAGTGGATCAGGCTTGGCCGCTTCCTTGACCGGCTCGGTCGGTTTCGGAGGTTGTCGCTGCCAGTTCTGCCGTTCTGCCTCTAGCGCGGCCACACGTTCGGCAAGCGCACGCTTCTCGTCGTTGATCTCCCGAACCCGCCATGACGGCACCTGCGGCGCGTTGTCGTCGACCACGGGCTTTTCCGCGGTGACGGCAGGCGCTTCCGGCTCAGCCTTGGCAAACTTCCCCGTTTCGTCGCGGGGCTGGCCTTCGGTAGGTTGCTCGGTGACAACTTCTGCAGGTTCTGTTGCGACCGTCGTTTCCGCCGGCTCGTCCGATACCGCATCGTTGAACAACGACTGGTCGTCGATCTCCTCATCTCCAGGCATGGTTTCATCCTCTTCGCCGTTTCGTGGCGCATACGTGTTGCCTGATATCGCTCAGGCATGCGGGGTAGCATTGCCCTTTATCGTGCAGGCGAACGATCTCGTTTAGCGCTAATCTCGGCGCGCCGCTTCCGCGGGTAATACATGCATTTTCCATAAGTCATTCCACGAATGACATTAAAAGCCGCTTCCAATCGACCCGAGCCATTGAGGCGAAGTAGATCGAAAAGCATCTTCCGGCCGCGCATGCGATTAATAAGCCCCATTACAGATAGAATCCCCATGCCGTCGTGATCGCCACGGTCGCGCCAGCGCCAAGCGCCGGGCCGTTGACGGCAATCGCTACACCCACCGAGGTCGCGGGAACGCAGGGCATGAACATTTCGTCATATGGCCCGGCCGCGGGGATTGTCGCGCCTAGCGCCAAGGTCGGATAGGCGAACGACATCGTTCCGCCGATGACCCCGGTGATGGTGATCGCGCCGGCCTGCGCCGCGGTGGCGTTGGAACCGTTGAACGAGAACCCGCAGATATAAGCGGTCTTGTTGGCCAGAATCGGTATGGTCGCCACCACGGCTCCAGTCGTCCCGCTTGCGCTGACCGTGATCGGAATCGCGCCCGGCGGATAAACCACCTGCGCTATTGCCGAGGTCGAGAGCAGCAGCGCCGCGAGAAGTGCTGAAATCCGTGTCATGCTGGAGCCACTTGCGGCTGCTGGGCCGCCTGCTGCGCCGCCTGAGCGGCCAAATCCTGCTGGTGCTGTCGATCCGCTTCGTTCTGCATGGCCTCGTGCGCGCGATCCTGCGCCGCATTGATGTGGTCGCTCGCCATTTGGCCAAAGCCGAGCACAGCCTCAAGCTTGGTAGCCAGGATCGAGCTATCCTGGTCCGACTTGGCTCCGATCCGCGCAACCTCGATCGAGGTCAGCGCGGCAAGCTGGGCCTTGCGCCATTCGATGCTGTTGTCAGCCGCGTTGGTCTGCACCTTGGCCTGCGTATCCATCTGCTTGGCCTGCATCGCAGCGGCAACCTTCGGATCAGGCGGAGGAGGCTGGCTCTGCTTTTGCTGGATTTTATTGAGCATCTTAGACTTGACGGAACCCTGAAGCGGCGACAGTTCGAGCGCGATCTCTGGGAACTGCTGCAGGAACTGTGGCCCGAGGCTTTGCAGCACCATCATGGAATCGCCGGCCAGGTTGTTCGCGTCCGGCCCCTCATCGATGATGATGTCCACATCAAGCGATCCGATCGCGTTCACAATGGCCGGCCGGCCATACTGGTCGAGTTCCATTTTGTTGATCTGGAAGAATTGAGCCACGTTCTGGTCGTCCGTAACACGGATCCAACGCTCTGATGTCCAGTACCGTTGAATGATATTCCAGATGTCACGATAAACTCGTATTTTCCAGTTTTTGTGGGCACTGAGATAAGGACCAAGCTCCGCAATCCCCGCCTCTTGTAAGAGCTTAATGGCGCGCCCACTCGAATCCTCCAGTCCCTGCCCGATCAAGGCCGGGTTCGGCCCGAAGTTCTCAATTTCATTCTTGGCCTCCTGAAGCATTTCCAGTTGGCCCTTGAAGTCGCTCAGCGCGGTATTGTCCGGCGTCATGGCGAGGCCAGGATTGGTCTCCACCCAGCCGTCAGACTTCGCCCATTCGCGCCGCGCTACCTCAACGTCGTCAACCGCGCCCTTCTCTGACACGACACGACGGGTATTGAGCAGGTGCAGCGCCTTGGAGCGCCGGTGGTTGATCTCGTCCTGCGGGCCCTTCAGGTTCCGGATGAAGCCGTAGCGATCGCCATCATGATCAACCGCGGCCGAGAACATCCGATACCGCGGGAACGTCTTGCCCTTCTCGTCGATGAACGGCGAGATGCCCTGCATCAGGATTTCATTGCCGATGTAAAGGCACCAGCGCCATTTCCCACCCTTGATGTACCAGTGGTCGACGAGCTGCAGCGGGCGGCGGCCGTCCGTGTTCTGCCAGTTCTTTTCACGATCCTGAGCCGCGATGGTCGTCATGTCGTGGCCAGCGTCTGAGAAGATGCCGTCGATCAGGTCGGCTTTGTCTGGAACTAGTTCTTTGGCCTGCTCTGGATCTATGGGTTTGGAGATACCCAGAAAACGGGCATCCGTGAATCCCTCATCGACCGAGCGAGGGTCATAAAAGAACCCGTCGCCATAGGCGATGTGCATTTCAAGGGATGGGTCTCCCTCATCTCCCGGCACCAGATCATATTCAATGCCGGCAATGCCATCGACGGCGCCGGCGTGCGCAATGCGGGAAGACTTTGACTTCCAGTCGTTGTTATCAAGAACAAAGCGCAGCGTTGCGGTTGCGAGCTCGGCGCCTTCGTCATGCTTAGGTGTCCTCGCATAAGCCTTCGGGTCCTGCCGCAGGCGCTCGACCAGCCCGCCAATCGCATCGATCTTGCGCACGATCCGGTTCGATGTCACGACCGGCTGTTTCCGGCGCCGCAGCGTTGCGATCTCGGCTGACGTCCACTGGTCTCCGTGGTAATAATGCCGACTGTTGACCATTTCTCTGGCTTCGTCAGCCTTTGCCGCGGCGTAGTCCTGATATTGCCGTTTCAGCCGCGCAACGTCGAAATAGTCCTCAGCCTTCCCCTGGTCGATGCGCGTGAGCTGCTGAGTTGGCTGCACGGCTGGGAGATTTTGCAACTTCAGTCGCCTCGCTCGATTTCCCGCATTATGATGCGCGACGCACTCTCATAGCTGATCTCTCGAGATGCCATGAGATACCTGATGCGATCTTCGATGTGGTCGATAACGCGGTTGATGATTGCCTCGCAGGCGGGATCAGGCTCTGGCCTCGGCTTCGGCACGGCGGGGACGGGAGGCATCAGGCAGGATCGCCCTTCAATGCATCGTGCCAAAAACGACTACAAGACCCGACTAAGCCCATGTCATCGCGCCCATGCGAATGATTCTCATATTCGTCGGCATATTCGCGCCGGTCCTCTTCGGTCCATCCATCCCAATCAAGGAACGTCAGGCGTCCTTTGACTCGATCAGCGTAGATAGGCCCTTCGATGCCGTGCTCCGCCATTGGGCCTTTCATCGGCATGGCTTTCCGTTGAACCACCCGTAATCCCTCGGGCTCGGCGGAGGGTTCGGATTATAGGGCGTGGGGTTGTAGCGGCGCATCAGTATGTTTTCCAATCTTCAGCGGCGCTCGCCTGCGCCGACTTGTATCCGGAGATGTTCGCTGGCTTCTCGTCTTTGGCCTTCTGCCTGATCCAGGGTCGCGACATGCAGCCATAGCGGATATCGTCCGCAGCGTGATCTTCCATGTCGCTGTCCAGATCCTCCGGCTTCAGCGCGTCATGCTGCAATGCAGGAACCGTCCTGATCGTATCCTTGCAGGTCGAGAACACGACCAGCATCGGCAAGCCGTCCTCGTCTCCGACAAGTCGTCCACGAACCTGATCCCAGCCGCCCATCGCGCCGCGGCCTGGTACGCGCTTATTGTCAGCCGGGCGGAACGGAACTAGCTTTTTCTTGATCAGCTCCGCGTTGATCCTCTCAGAAATAGGCGGACCACCGTCCTCGCTGAAAGCAGCAGGATCAAGTACACCACCAACAAGACGAGGATCGGAAGCTTCCAGTAGCGCCAGGTGCTCGCCCACCTTGTCAGCGTGCATCTTAAGACCAACATTCGGTTTCCCCGGCTGCATGCCGTACCATTCCCGGTAACGCACCAAGCAACCACGCGGAAGCCAAACCCCGCCAGGCGTCTTGAACTTATCTCCGACTACAGCCCACCAACCGAACGAGAACGGCTTGGCCGATCCCCAATCCCCCGATCGGAATCGCGTCCAGTCCTCGGGGATCTCAAATGGCCTGATGACGTGGCGCTCATTCGACCAGCAATCGAAGAACGCGCCGTCAATGACAGACCAGTCACCTTCAAGCCAAGCCCGTACTAGATTATCAGAGCCAACCTGAAACAGATTCGCAACGTAATCATCCCCAAGATACTTGTTGTCGTTCACCTTCGATGGGATGAAAACCCGCGTCTTTTCAATCTTCTTCTTCGTGAACGGGTTCTCGAACTCAAACCGGAAAATCTCCATTCCCTTCGGATGAAGATCGAGCTTGTATCGCGCCTTTACCCATTGATGACCGGGCCCGCCAGGGTTGCAGGTTCCCTTCATCTGGCAGGGAACTCCATTACCGCTGCGAAGCGTCGCCTGCATCTTGTTAATCGGGACTTCGCTCGGAAATGTCCCCATCTCCTCGGGATAGAGCCTGGTATAGCTGTGGCCCTGATAGGCGTCCGCGTCCGAATCGCTCTCCAGATACGTGAACCTGAGCCTTCCACCTTTCGGACCTCGGAAGAACTTGTCCTGCTCATGCCATTTATAGCCGAGCTGACTGAGAACCTGCTTCGATCGCTCGATCAGCTCGACGAGCTGCGTGCGCTCCCGGCGAAATGCAATCCCGATCGCATGTTCGCCATAAATGTTCTCGTGGCTGATCCAATCTCCGACCACACCATCAGATTTTCCGCCGCCGCGCGCCCCGCCGAACCCCGTATCGTCAGCCGGGCAAGTGATAAACGCGGATTGTCTGGGCTGCGGTTCCCAGCTTACTGTAAACTCCGGTTCGCCTGTCTCTGCCATTCGTCTATGTCTGCGATTGGCTGTGGCAATCTTGCAACATAAGTTGTTGCTACCTCTCCCGAATGTTCAACTGATGTGAGATCTGGCAAAACCTTCTTGAGGAGGCCCAAAGCGGCTGTCACGGCAGCCGGCTCCATGATTACTTCACCCTCAATGAATTTCATGAGGCGCGTGATGATATTGCCAGCTTTTATTTTCGCCCTGGTATTTTCGTCGTGGCGGATTTTTTTGACGCGGGCAGGCATCTGCTATCCCAAGAAATGGTGAAATGTTTCAAGCTTCCGACGAGCCTTTGCTTTGATCTTGTCGGCCTGCTCTTCAGAGATATTACCAGCGCGCTCTGATCTTGTTGCACCGCCGATGGCGAGTTTTGCGTGGGTTGGATCGCTGATGGGAAAGCTCTTGCCTGGTCCCGCGAAATCCTTCTTTGGCATTTCCTTACGGTCTTCAGAGTCGAGCTTGGCCATTATGGCTTATCCCATTCGCATCTTCGGTTAAGCGTCAGGTTCTTGGCGAAGCGGATGTCCTCGTTTGAGAATGTCCAGCATTCGCCCGTGGCGTTGATTGCGGTAACCCATTCGAGATCTGAATCTGTGCCGCGGTCGATCAGAAACTTGGCGAGAGCTAATCCCTTTGGGGTATCGAGCCAAATCGCCTGTTGGATTTCGTGGATCACGCAGCAGGCGTATTGGCCGGGATGTCAGCCTGAAGCTTGGTTGCGGAGGTTTGCAGCTCGGTGACGGTAGTGGCCAGCGCTGCGATGTCGTCGGCACCGAGCGTTGCCCCTGCCGCAACCTGCCCTTCCAAGGTGCTGATCTGGTCACTCAGACCTTTGATCTGAGCGGAAAGCGCCTGGAGCGCGAGGTCGGCCGACTGCTCGAGCGAGGTGTTCAGCTTGACCTGATCCAACACCGATTGGACTTGTGCGGAAATCGTCATGAGGATGTCCTCTCGTTCGTTATGGTGATGGATGTGAAAGTGATGGTGCACTTGGACCCTCGAATGGTTGTCTGGGCGATCTACGCCAGAGCTTTTCGCCAACAATGCCTTACGGACACGTCCAACCACAAATCTCGCTTGCGATTATAGTCAATGTACCTGATTTGCCCCGGGGGCAATCTTTTCTGAAGTTGTGCACATTTTCCATAAAAATGATGGGCGGGAGTGGGCATTGGCTCGCTGCACTCCATTACGAGTTAACCTTTCAACCCTTCCGGATCCTCTGCCATGAGGTTACCCGGCGAAGTCGTCCATCGAACTCATCGCATAGCCAGCCCGTAAATCACCGCCATGGTGTCGAGCGCGCCGCGAAACCGCTTACCGAAATAATCCTCCCAGCTTCGGCCGGTCAGCCCGCGGGAGCCCGCAATGGCCCGCATGGTCCAGCCAAACACGAGAACCTGATGCACGACTGCGGAGCCCTCGATCCCAAGCGCGGCTTCAATCTTGTTCAACCGGGCTACAATCCTCATGCGAGCCTCGGTGATGAGTTCAGGTAGCGCCCCGCCGTCAACGTACTCCTTGCCCGGATCAATCGCTCTAGGACCGTTCTCTGCCAATTCAAAGTCCTGTTGAAACATCCTGCCAGCCTGGTACTGCGCTTCAGAGATGGTTTTGCGCGCGTGCTGATCGCCGAGCGGGTCGTCACGGGTCGACCGCATGACGACGAGCCTGGCGCCGCGTTCCAGCGGATCGTCAACCTCGATTGGGGCAACATGGCCGCCGATACCGCGGTTGAACTCAGTCGCGCGGCGGTCGTGGATTTTGGCCGCGGCTGGGTCGTAGGGCTTCTGGCGCTTAGGGCGGCTCATTTCAGATTTCCTTCGCAACGTGCTGGCCGAGTTCAGTCAGACGCCAGTAACCGCCGCCAAATGTTACGAGCCCTCGCCGCTTGCATTTCTGACGTGCGCGGTTTTCATCCTGAGACATTTGTGGCCCAAGCTCCTGCGAAGTCGCCGCACCCTCCCAGCGCCGCAACAAACGTAAAAAGTTGTGATCCCCCTCCCCGAGCAATGAGGCTATCGCCCGCGCTTTAGATCGCATCAATCCACTCATTTCGTGCCCTTCCGTTCGTGATAGTCCTTCAGCCATTCGCGGGATTTCTCAAGCTTTGCCTGCATTTGCGGCCGAGTGGATGCTGTTGGAAGTCCAGACGGGACCGTTGCTGGAACTCCCATTTCGCTTTTCGGCCTGTGAATCTGCAGGTCGGCCTTTGGTGGTTCTCGCACCGATCCGTCCGATGGATCTCTGATCATTGCTAGACCCTTCGTAGTGTTGCCAAGGCTTCGGTACTGATCGAATGCTTCGATCGTCCTGTATCCTCAGAGACAGTAGAAGAAGGTTTTATAGGTGATTGTGTCATGCTTGAGCAAAACGGAGCATTTGCTTTCGCTATGAAGCTGTTCATTTGCGTCCTAGAACCACCCTTTTGCCCAGCAATTGCCCTAGCATTTGCTACCCTTTCCCGCTTCGCAAGCTCGGCTTCAAGCCGTTTGTGCTGCCAACCCATGTAAAAGAATGCCTGGATCGTTTCTTTGCTGTCCAACCAAATGCGCAGCGGTAGCTTAGCAATTGCTGCTAGTTGCTTGTCGTCGTTTGGGAGCTCACGCTTACGCCAATAGTGCATCAGCAGGAGCAAGTATGCCCCGTGTTGGGTGGTCGTCAGGTGCCCCGTATCGGCGAGGTAATCGCCAACATAGAGAGGCATCCAGAGGTCGGTCTTTTTGCTCACACTGTCATTCCGAGAGCATGCATATAGACCTCCAAGATCGATTCTTCTTCTTGCCTGTCGTTTGGATCTTGCCGACGCATACGAACGATGGCCCGGAGCGCCTTGCAGTCGTAGCCGTTCCCTTTGGCTTCGCTGTAGATGTCGGCCCGGTCGGACTGAAGCTCCTTGATCTCGCCATCGAGGTTTTCGATGCGCTCTATGATTGATCGCAACTGATCCTTGGAGAAGCTATTGTGGCCAGCGGCTGGCGCCGTTTGAAGTTCGCTCATGGGGTTCCTCGTTCTGTGAATATTCACGCAAGGCGACTGAAGCGCCGTCGATTAAAACGTTGGCAAGGTGCGCTTTCGAGATCTCGAAGCGCTGGATTGGCCCGTCTCCGACCTGAATGTTGAGGACGAAGACGCCAGGCGCTGGCGTGGTCAGGTAGGCGAGTTTGGCTTTGGTCATGCCGCATCCCTCTGCAGCCAACGAAGCTCAGCACAACCCTCATGGCCATGCTCCCAGACTAACCAGCAATAATCCATCTTGCCCCCGCCCGGCTTCTTTCCTGCCGCGATCGTATGACCGGGCGGCATGCTCGGCCGTGGCGTCATTAGCCAGACACGTTTCAGGGGCGTCCCACGCAGCCAGTGAGCGGCGTTGAGGCGCGCGGTAGGAAAGATCATCGCAACTTTTCCAGGAACCATGAGGGCTCTCTGAGCGAACGCAGGAGCAATATCGAAGGGTGGATTGCAAACGATGTTTGGCGCAAAGATGTGATCACATTTCATGAAATCTATTGTGCCGCCGAGCCGCCGATATCCTCGATCGACCAGATCGGTCCCAATCCCACCGATACCAGCCATAATAGCTCCATCTGGAATCCGTCCAAAACCACAGCACGGATCCCAGATACCGCCGTCGAATCGTTCTTCCTCAAACAATCTGTTCGAGCACCAGTATGGCTCGACATAGTGTTCGTGCTCTTCGCGCTCCCAAACATGCGCGTTGACTTCCTTGAAAGCCGCTCCAAGTTCGCTCAAGCCGATCTCCTATGCTTGCGCCGGCCGACTTCCTTGCGCAGCTCTGCCGTCATTTCGTGTTTCAAAGCAGCCTCCAGCTCAGCTCGGCGAATGGAGCGCCGCGGCGCCAGGGCCGTGAGAGACTGGAGAAACGCGATCCGGTGAGGTCTTGGAAGGCGCCGCAGGCGGCGCAGCGTTGTGAAGATGTCGTTCATTGTGCCGCTCCGTGATGGATGCTTTTAGGCGCTCGATCCGCGCCATGAGTTCGTCGTCTTCTTGACAGAGACGAGCGATCTTGCGGACGCCGTGCATGATGGTGGTGTGATCACGGCCGAACTTCCGGCCGATCATGGGGAGGGTAGCTGGCGTCATTTCCTTGGCGAGATACATCGCGACCTGGCGCGGTCGGACGATCGAGGCTTGATGACGGTGGCTCAGCATATACTTGAGCTGGATCTCGTAATCCTTTGCCACAGCTCGCTGAATTTCTGGAATTGATATGCCGGTGTCGCCGATTTCCTCGATGATGTGAAACCAAGGTTCCTTCGGTGGCGGTAATGGGATCTCGTTTTGACGCTCGACCCAAGCCGTGATGTCAGGTTCAATTAGTGTGATCAGAGGAACCTTTGCCGAAGCCGATGGACATGAAATCCCGGTATCCGGCTTTGCTTGGCGCGCGATCTTGGCTCGAAATGCCTTGTGCTTCTCCATGCATTCGATCTGCGTCGGTGTGAGCATGACGTTCATGTTTTCTCCCGTTGATGAAACGCTCAAGTCTTTGGCGGGCTCGACGAACCCGCCACCATTTCCACAAAGCCCTGATCAACCTCATTCAATTGCCCCCGCAGAGCCGCCAGCTTGGCCAGCTCGTTCGCATGCTCTTGTTCAACGCGGTTGCACAAATCGCGGTAGGCATCGCGGATCGACAGGAAAAGCGTGATCCGCGGTTCTTTGACTTCCGAGTGGTTTGATAGAAATTTCTTCAGCCAGGACGACGAAGCCCCGACTTTCTTAGCAACGGCCTCGTAGGCAATTTCCCGCGAGCCGGTGCGGTGTTGCTCCTTCTGGAGCAGGTGGCCGAGCGCGTGTCTGGTTGCGTCGGTCAAGGCAAGTGCGGACATGGCAGGCGATTCCCTGTCGAAGTTCCTCATCTAATTACCTCTGTCATGGTGTCTGAATGCTCCCATGACGGAGGATGACTTTGTGTTCGAGCCGATCGCAGTTGCCGCCGCTAGGCTCGTCAGACGACTAGAAGACAGACGCTACAGAGGGAGCGAAGAACAGCGCATAGACCACGGCGACAAGGAAGAAAGGCAGCGCGACGAGGCCGAGAGCGAAGAAGGAAAATGCCGTCGTTCTGAGATTTCTCAGCGACTGGTCGAGAAAGAGTGCGTGGGATGCCGACCTTGAACGGATCTTGAAACCATGGCTTTCGCCACACGATGCCGAAACCGCAGGTCGACTTTCTGGGAACAACCGTTCCCCACGCTGAACGATTGAGGTGCCTTCGGCATCGTCGAACTTGAAAGGAGGGCCGGCGTCCCCAGCCGGGGCATGAACAAGGGACGCCGGACGCGCGTTCGATTTGAGGATGTTGCGCGCGTTCTGTGCGCAGGCTGGTCCGGGCCCGCGCATATAGTGTTCGTTGGGGTGGTAGGAGGTTCCGAAATTACGAGGCATGCGAGATCCCCTCAACTAAAGTTGTGATTATTTTTCTTGCAACCGGCTGCAATCGATTCCATTGTCATGGTTTCGACACATCCCGGAATGGCCGACATGGGCAACGTTGTGCAGTTCGCGCGTCATGCGCGGGCCTCGTCGGCAGTTAGCGGATACAGGTCAGGGCGAAGCTCATGGCGAGATACGCCAGAGACGCTTTCGACCTTGAGCACCCGCAAGGGTGGAACCTCGACCCATTGGGAAACTGCTTGCGGTGTGACGCCAATCGCCCGGGCGAAGGCCGCTTGCCCCCCGGTTCTCTCGACTGCTCGTTTGAGTGCTTCTGTTCTGTCGCTCATAGTTCGAAACTCAAGCATAGCTTTATATCAAAGTCAAGCGTTGCTTTGTTGTTTCGATCAAGCAGAGCTTTATAATATTGAAATGACTTTAGGAAAACGCATAAAGACCGCTCGGGAACGGCTGAAACCTCATCTCACTCAGGCCGCCGTCGGAAAGCATTTTGGCGTTTCAGCTCAGGCGGTTTCGGGGTGGGAACGAGACGACACGATTCCCGATCTCAATAAGATAGCTCCGCTCGCAAGGCTGCTCCGAGTGCCGGCTATTTGGCTGCTGGAGGGCGGAAGTCCGGTTCCTGCCCCGGACTCCATAGAAACAACGATCGAGCAGCTCACGCCCTCCCAGCGGGCGATGCTGAACGCTGTTGCCAGGTCAATCCTGAAGGAAACCGACGAAGTGGCTTGAAGCCCGGTTCGGGCCGGGCAATCTTTTTTTGACCAATAGCTAAAGCAACGCTTGACAGTCAAGTAAAGCCGTGCTTGAGTGCTTCTACCGCAACGGGAGCACGACATGGCATCCATTCCGAGAAAATGCACAGCAGTCGATATCAAGCTCGGTGAGCGGCTGCGCGTGATGCGCCAGAATCTTGGCCTGAGCCAATCCGATCTCGGCGCCGCGATCGGCGTCAGCTTCCAGCAAATCCAGAAATACGAAGCCGGCAAGAACCGGGTGGCCGTGAGCACGATGCTTGCGCTCACGGATCACCTCGGGATTTCGGCCGCTCGTTTTTTGAGGGGGATCGCGTGATGGAACAGTGCCGAACGCATCATTTTGCAACCGATGACGTGATCACCGGTCTCTGCCCGAACGGCGAGTTCGGTGCCTATCTTGAGCGACATGACGGCCGCGTGCGCGGGTATGGCCACACCCGCCATGCAGCGATTGCCGATCTGGTCGAATCGCTCGAACTGCAGGAGCCGGAGGATTTCGACAGGCAGGCTGCGGCTTTTGATTACGCGCATGATCTTCGGAAGAATTGGGAGGCGTGAATGTTCAGAGTTGGGCAGAAGGTCGTGTGCGTGAATGCATCCGGGTTTGAAAGCTTAATTGCACGCGGATCTGTTTATCAGATCCGAAGCATCAACATAGAATTTGGTCAGATGTGGCTTCGTCTCGCCGAGATAGCGCCACGGGTAGACCAGGCTGGGTTTTGTTCTACCCGCTTCCGCCCCATCGTCGAGCGCAAGACCGACATCTCGATCTTCAAGGCGATGCTGACGCCGGCCGGCAAGAAGGAGCGCGTCAATGCGCACTGACAGCCAAACCCGCGCCAATGATCTCCTGGCAATCTGGCAGCTCCAGCGCGAGATGGGCATAAAGCCTGAAGATCGCCGGCTACCAGATGACGGGTTCGAGCGCGATCTGGAGATCATCCGCCAATGCATCGAGCGGAAGATATGAGCGACGACTACGCGATCGATACGAGAACAGTTCTGATCTGGCTCATTCTGCTGAATATCGCGCGTTGGGCGTTCTATGACGTTGGCGGGATGGTGATAGGGAGGATTTTCGGATGAGCAACAACGCAGTCGAAAAGATCGAGCAGCAGCAAGCTTTGGCGATCACGCCGATGGATATGCTTAACCGCGCTGTCTCATCAGGCGCCGATCTCGACATGATCGAGAAGTTGATGAACCTGCAGGAGCGCTGGGAAGCTGGCAACGCTCGCAAGGCGTTCGAAAAAGCTCTTGCTGCTGCAGGTGGCGAACTCCCGATCGTGATACGAAACGCAACCGGCCACAATGACAAGAAATATGCGGACTTCTCCGCTATCGCGAAAGCTATAGATCCGGTCTTGTCGCGCCATGGGTTGTATTACCGCTTCAAAACGCTGCAGACCGAGAAAACGATCACCGTGACCTGCGTGCTGTTCGGCCACGGCCATAGCGAGGAAACTGCACTAACCGCCGGCGCCGATACCTCTGGCAACAAGAATGCCATTCAGGCGATCGGCTCCACGCTTACCTACCTGCAGCGCTACTCGCTCGTGCAGATGCTTGGGCTCGCTGCTGCGAAGGACGACGACGGGGCGGCCGCGCCGGGCAATGCAATCAGCCTGGAGCAGGTTGAGGAACTAGTGACCCTCGCCGATGAGGTCGGAGCCGATAAGGAAGCATTCTGCCGATATTTCAAGGTCGGCGGCTTTGCCGATATCTCGACGAAGGACTTCCCGCGCGCCGTCGCCGCCCTGAACAAGAAAAGGAAGACGGCATGACCGCGGAAATCATCCAAGGTTCCGACGAATGGAAAGCGCTTCGTCTCGGTAAGGTCACGGCCTCGCGTGTCGCTGACGTGGTAGCCAGGACTAAGAGCGGGTACAGCGCTAGCCGAGCCAACTACGCTGCTCAGCTCATTGCGGAGCGCCTGACTGGCACGCCAGCGGAGTCCTATACCAACGCGGCCATGCAGCACGGCACCGAAACCGAGCCGGAAGCGCGCGACGCCTATTGCTTCTACCAAGGCGTGACGGTCGAAGAAGTTGCGTTCGTTCCCCATCCCAAGATTGGCCAAGCCGGATGCAGCCCAGATGGCTTGGTCGGCGAGGACGGCCTAGTCGAGATCAAGTGTCCCCAAACCGCTACCCATCTGGAAACACTGCTCGGCCAGGCCGTCCCCGCAAGGTACGAAACCCAGATCCAATTCCAGATGGCCTGTACGGGACGGAAGTGGTGTGATTTCGTCTCCTATGATCCCCGCATGCCCGAGCAGATGCGATTGTTTATCCGGCGCGTGCCCCGTGACGACAAGCGGATTTCAGAACTCGAAAACGAAATCGCAGGCTTCCTGCTGGAACTAGCCGTCAAGCTTTCGCAGCTCAATAGCCTGTACGGACAGGAAGCAGCATGAGCCGGGCCGCTATCATTCTCAACAGCCGAGCCGAGCGCGAGCGCGCTGCCAATTGGGCTGCGAAGCTTCCGAGCGGCACGCGCGTTGAGTTCAAGGCAGCGCGGCGAACTTTGGATCAGAACTCCAAGCTATGGGCGATGCTCACGGAAGTAGCCATGCAAGTTCATTGGCACGGCGCCAAGCTGACGCCGAATGACTGGAAACTGGTCTTCCTTGATGCGTTGAAGCGCGAGACGCGGGCTGTCCCGAATATAGACGGAACCGGTTTCGTGGAGCTCGGCCGATCATCGTCTGACCTTTCCAAGTCGGAGATGGGAGATCTCATAGAACTAATCTATGCCTTCGGCGCTACGCATGGCGTGAAGTTTCGGGAGCTTGAGTTAGCATGAACATGCGAGGCGAGAAGCGCACCGAGTTTCCGCAGGCAATCAAGAAGGCTGCGTTTGCCCGTTCCTGCAAGCCTGACGGGATTCCGAAGTGCGAGGCGCCAGGCTGCGGCAAGGTGATCCGCGCCGGCCATCTGATATTCGAGCATGTGCAGCCGGACGGGCTCGGCGGTGAACCAACAATGGAGAATATCGCCGTCTATTGCGACGTCTGCGCGACGAAGAAGACATTCGAGGAAGACAACCCGCGCATGGCAAAGGCCGATCGCGTGCTCAAGGCAACGTTCGGCATGAAGCGCAAGGGTCGGCCGATGCCAGGATCAAAGGCAAGTGGATTCAAGAAGAAGATGTCTGGCGTTGTCGTCAGACGTGGCTTCTCTCGGTAATGGGAAACAAAGGCAAATGTCACAACGAGATTCCGGATACGAGCGCAAAGAGCGGGATCTATACGAGACGCCGGCGTGGGTGACGGAAACGCTATTGCCTCACATCCAGTCACGTCGATTGAAGATCTGGGAGCCCGCCGCCGGAACAGGAAAAATGTCCGCTGTCTTGGCGCGATCACACGATGTCTTTTCCTCTGACATCGAGAACGGCGACGACTTCCTGAAATGCACCACGACCGCATGCGACGCGATCGTGACCAATCCGCCGTATGAGCTTGCGACTGAGTTTATTCAGCACGCCCTTGTACTAACACAAGGCTGGGGACTGATTGCCATGCTCTTGCGGACAGATTTCGACCACGCCAAGACACGCGCGCACCTTTTCGCAGACTGTCCGATCTTCGCAAGAAAGATCGTCCTGACCAAACGTATCCGGTGGTTCGAAGACAGCACCGGATCGCCTTCGTTCAACCATGCGTGGTTCATCTGGAATTACTATCATGCCGGCCCGCCCACGCTGGCCTACGCACCATAATTGGGAATTAAAGCAAATGACCGTCTACATGGGTTTCAAGAAGGCGATGATCACCATGCAGATCAAGGGATCGCGCATGGTCAAGACCTGCACGAACGCAACACCCATAGGTTATGTCTATCACGTCATTCCTGGGCAACCTGGCGGCAAAGCCGGTCAAGTCTCGGTGGATATCGCCGAGAAGATCAAGCAGCATCCCCAGGTTCTCGCCGCAGAAGACGGCCTGTTCCCCGGTCGCTCACAGACTTGGATATTTTCTTAATGCCCCGACACCGAAAGGTTAAGCCATGACTGAGCCGAGCGCGCTGGAAGCCCTTCGGGTTACGGTTTGTGACCGCTGTCTGCAAGCCTCTTGTTGGCAAGGTGAGTTCATGTGCGATGAGGCAAGATATGCAGGTACAACTACCAAGACGGTAGCCGAGCTGCGCAAGCTAAATCTTGAACATCCAGACTACTGGACGAAAGGTTGAGCCATGAGTGCAGCAATGATCTACGTCTTGGCTTTTGTCGGCGCGTGGACTGTCGCAGGGTGGTCACGCGATCTCTGGCGCACCCGGAAAGACAAGGGCTATGACGCAAGCAAGTGGGGAGCGCTTTAATGAGTGATTTATGTGAACGGCTCCTCAAACAGGCTGAAGCTTGGGATGGAGAGCCTGGAAACCTTCTGGAAGAAGCCGCCGACGAGATCGCCAGCCTCCGCGCCCAGCTTGCTCAAAAGCAAACATCTGATGAGGCTGAGATATTTGCGTGGGTTGAGACCATCAACGATAGGCGCGATCAGGAACTAACGAAACTCCGCGCCCAGCTTGCGAGCGCGAGGAAGGCGCTGGAGCGGATAGAAAAGAGCGATCGGCGATGGGTATCTCCATATGCGATGGACGCATATGACATCATCGAGCGTGCACCCAGCGGGAACGTTCTTGTCCATGGACCTGAAGGTAGAATAGCGCGTGATGCTCTGCTTTCTTTAACTCCCGATCACCGCGAAATCCAGCCGAGCGGGATGCAGAAGGGCTACGTGGTCCTGAGCGCCGAAGAGCGTGCTCGCGGCTTTGTTCAGCCAGTTCGCCGCACTTATGTGCACAAAAAGTGCGGGGTAGCCACAACGATGGGGCTCGCTTTGGCCGAGACCTACGCGCGTGACCCCAAGTTCTACACCGGGACGTACTGCGTCGGTTGCCGAACTCATTTCACGTTCGGACAGCCTGATGGCGAGTTCACATGGGACGACGGGTCGAGGGTGGGCGAATGAAAACAAAAATCCATACCGCGAGTCCCGAGCACGAGATCGTCTATCAAGAACTCGTCGCGCTGGTCCGTAAGCATGCTGAGCATCTCGACGCAATTGAGATGCTGGCAATAGCGGCGAACATGCTGGGCAAGTTGTGCGCGATGCAGGACCAGCGCGCCTATACGCCGGCCATGGTCATGGAGATTGTCGCCCAGAACGTCGAGGAAGGCAACCGACAGGCGGTTGCCGAAGTGATGAGCAGCAAGGGTCGCGCGTAAGCGATAAACACCACTTAAGGAAAACCCAATGTCCGTGCAGGTAACAGACAAAATGTGCGAGGATGCTCTTAAGGCTGACGCGCACGACCGCATTCATGGGTATTCGTATAAGACCCTGCACGTAATCCGCGATGAATCTTTGCCTTGGGAGCAGCAAGAGATTTGGGCCTCACCTGTTGGTGGTCCGGCTGAGTATCAAGCATTTCAAAAACAACTTCGTATTGAGAGAATGCGAGTTGTGCTTCAAGCCGCTCTTTCGTTAACGAGTTGATAAGGCCATGAAGTATCGCTGCGCGCATTGTGGAAAGACCGCCGACAAATCCGCCGGCCACGTCAACCGTGCGCGTGAGCGAGGTCTAAACCTCTACTGTAACCGCCGCTGTTCCGGCCTCGGTCGGCGCCAAGGGAAGACGAAAGCGCAGCGAATTGAGGAGAAGAGGCTTTACGATTTGGCTTACCGGACCAAAAACCTTGAGATGCTAAAGGCCAAGAAGCGCGACTATTTCAAGCGCACATATGATCCGGTGAAGGCTGCCAAGGAGCGCAAGAAACGAGCGCCGCAGCATGTCGAGTACTGCCGGCAGCCTTGGTACAAAGAATGGAAGCGCGAATACGACGCCCGCTATAGGGCGAAAAAATTTGGTGCATTTGCGGACGCATACAGACTGACCGTTGAATTAAACAAAGAAATCAAACGGAGAACCACCAATGAAGACCTCGAAGCGTCAAAATACCAAGACCGTCGCCGCAACAAAAGGCAGAGCCGTCAGCGCGAAGCTGGCCAAGAACGGGGTCCAAACCGTCATTCGGCCTCTCTCGGCTAGCAGCCTGAAGGACATCCTTTGGGAGACGCTGACCGACCTCAAGCATGACCAGATCATGCCGAACCGCGCTGACGCGATAGCTGCCCAGTCGCGCGAGATTCTGAGGACCATCAAGGTTCAGCTCCAGGTAGCCGGACAGGCCAAGCGTAGCGTCCCGCAAGAGATCATCGAGTTCACGGAACGGCGCTAACCATCGGATAGGGAAACCAACATGACAAGACGGACGGATGCCGAGGTGATGGAGTTACTGCGCAGCGATAGCGCTCTCAATAAAGCGCGGCATATATTCAGTGGCGAATGTGGTCGTATCGAGCAGGCCGGCATGCAGCGATTGCCGCCGGGTCCGATCGAGGTGCGCCGCATGGAATTTGAAGCGGTCGAAAAGATCGCTGCAGCTCTAACCTCGGGATAAGAGAAGCCATGAGATCACAGCACCAGCAGATGCGTGACGCGATCAACGACGTTGAACTGGCCTTGAATGGCCTGGAGATCGATAGCGTCGCGCGACTGTTCGAAACCGCTGACGATTCCGTGATGGTCAAGGTTCCGCTCGGTGCTCTGCGCCAGCTCGCCCGCTGCTATCCGACGCTCAACCGGATCATCAACGATCCTGCTTTCGAACAGCGCTAACGAACTGTTAAGGGACCTCAGATGTTTGGGAAATTCATTTTCGAATGCGACCTCGATAACGTCATCGTTGCCGGCAAAGCAGTTCGGGCGCTCGCGAAGCATCCCGATAGCAAAGACATCATCATCAGCCAAGGCGACGGTGATAGCGAAATCAGAATGTACGCACGGCGCCTCAAGCGTAGTGTGAGCGTCAAACAGATCAAGCCATGACCGACACGCTCGACCATGACACCCGCGAAACGCTCTACGTCACCGACGCAGAGCTGATCCGGCGTATGGGCGTGCCGGAGAAGATTGCTCGAGCCGCGCTGCATGCCCTCGACCGGGATCGCGCCTCAGGCTTCCCCCAAAAGAAGAAATTGTGGGGAGACAGGCGCTATTGGCCGGCTGTGAAGGCTTACCTTGATCGCACGAACGGGCTTAAGGTGGATCGTAATATTTCGTGAATACGAAAGACTTGCGTAATACGAAAATACTTCGTATGTTGCTTTTGTCAGCAACGGAGCAACGCAGATGTCCATGCATCGCCTACCAAACGGACGCACAAAACTGAAGGCACATGATATTCGCCATCTCTGTGTCTGCACAAAATGCGGCGACTTGGCAGACGATCGCGAGACGGTAAGTCCGACCTATGCCCCGAACATAGAGGGACAATGGCACCCTGCATGCTTCTATCTAACGTTTGGAGCAACTGCTGTCGTGGAGCGCCTTACGCGCAATCAACAGGACAAATTTGCTCTTGGTGACATACCGGTCGGGGTCATGAAAAAGCTCCTGGATTTACGTTAATGACCCCCACCCAATACAAAGCCGCCATCAAATCCCTCGGCCTCAACCAAGAAGAGGCCGGGGAATGGCTTGGCGTCTCGGCCAGGACCGGACAGAATTACGCCGCCAAGGGACCGCCAGAACCCGTCGCAAAACTCCTGCGTCTCTGCATCAAGCTGAAGCTGAAGCCCGAGGACGTGAAATGACTAAGCCCGTGAAGGTCCGGAATGCGCCAGGTCTCATCTGGCGGCAGCGCGGGACGAAATGGGAAGCCCGCTGGCAGGCGCGCACGGATCTGGTCAAGCGCGGGTTCGGCACTAAGTCTGTCAAGCTCTGGACCGGACTTGAGGAGCCGAGCAAGGAAGAATGGGACGTGATCGCCGACCGCTGCAACGAGCTGCAGCAGGAGATGCTCGTCTGGTCCCGCGGCGGCCTGCCCGAGGTTGGCCCGTTCGATGGCACGCTCAGATCGCTCATGCGCGCCTACAAGACCGACCCGGATTCGCAGTACCGCAAGATCCGCTACAACAGTCGCGTCCACTACGACGCCCTTATGTCGCTGATCGAGACCGAGCACGGCGACAAACTCTTGGCCGACCTGAAGGGTCGGACCTTCAGCCGCCTGCACGAGGACTGGACCGCCGGCGGAAAGATCGCTATCGCGCATGCGAAGATGGGCATGTTGCGGACGCTGTTCAGCTTCGGCGCGACCCTCCTGGAGGACGATGATTGTGGGCGCCTGTCTGGCATCCTGAGTAAGATGCGCTTCGCGATGCCCAAGCCACGCACCGAGCGCCTGACGGCCGCCCAAGCGATTGCCATCCGCGCCAAGGCGCACGAGCTCAGCCGCCCCTCGATCGCGCTTGCCCAGGCAATCCAGTTCGAATGCATGCTCCGGCAGAAGGACGTCATCGGGGAATGGGTACCGATCCGGGAGCCGGGAATCTCCGACGTGCAAGCGGAGGGTCTGAAGTGGTTGCGCGGGATTCGCTGGGAAGAGATCGACCAGAACATGACGCTGCGGCACCTCACCAGCAAGCGGCAGAAGATGATAGAGATCAACCTGCGCAATGCCCCGATGGTCCGCGATGAACTCAATGTCATCGCGCCGGAATGCATTTACGATGTGGAGATCGAGCGCGGCGGGAAGAAGGTCGTAGAAACAAGGTGGGACCGTAGTTTGCTACCGGTCTCAGGACCGATCATTGTTTCAGAATGGGACCGCTTGCCATGGACCGGGCCCGAGTTTCGACGCTGGTGGAGGATCATTGCGGAGGCCGCTGGCGTGCCAAAGGAAGTCCGCAACATGGACAGCCGGGCTGGCGCGATCAGCGAAGCCACGGACGCCGGGGCTGATCTGGAGCACGTTCGGCACGCTGCGACCCACTCCAACATTGCGATGACGCAGCGCTATAGCCGCGGCGCCGAGGACAAAATAGAAGTCGTGCAACTGGCCAGGCTGAAGCATCGGAACAAGCCGGAAACCTGATGACTGACCATGACTGACCGTGACATTGATTCTAAAGTGGAAATTCTTCGTTAATCTTAACGCCCTGCATCGGGAACGTTGAGCAAAATCAAGGCCCGCGTCAGCTATCGGTAGAGCGGGAAGCGGCAATAGGCGGTGAGGAGATTCGGATGGACAAGGAAATGATGGACGCCCTGAGAGCCGATGCTGAGAAGCTTGGTCACCTGACCGGCCAGGATCATACCCCTGAGTTCCTCGCTGACTGCGAGGCCTGCGGAGGCCAAGGCTACATCGCCAAGACCATCCACGTCTATGAGGCGGGGTGCGGCTTCAGTCATCCCGACGTGGCGGAGACCCCGTGCGAGGCGTGCGGCGGGAACGGCTGGTTTGTGTGCGAAGCGCAGTGACGGAAAGCCCGCGCCATCAGGACGGCGGGGGAACGCAGGAGGCGGTATGGCGAAGCCAGAGAATTTCAAGAACGGCGACCGAGTCCGGCACGTCAGCCGCGACGAGGTCGGAACCGTCAAGATCACCGACGAAGGGCATGTGATGGTCACCTTCGATAATCCGACACCTCGTGGGCACAAGAGCGTTGGCGTCTTCGACTATAACTGGTTCGAGACCTATCCGAACGGTCTTGAGCTTCAACGCTGACGGCAAGCAAAGGAAAGTGGGATGTGCAAATCTGGGAAGGTGAAGCATTCCAAGTTCGGCGCCAAGGTTCTTCTCAGGAAGCTCAAGAACAAGGGCATGAACATCTACCAATGCCGCGACTGTGGCGCTTGGCATCTCGGCCGCAGCAATCAAGACTGGCGCCGGCAACAGCGCATCGATCAGCTACTCAATAAGCATTAACGCGTCGTCAGGGGAAACAGCATGGCTACCGGGAAGAAGCGCAGAGCCCATCCGAGTTATAGTGTCATGATGACGTCGAAACCAAAGCACAAAGGTCCAGCGCTGCGCGGCAAGAACAGAGGCAAGAGTTTTGCCAAATCCGGACCAAGGCCAGTCGGGATTGGCAAGCGCGCCCGCTTCTTTTAATAGGTAGGTACTGCAAACATGGGCGCATCCATCCTCACATTCACTGTCGCAGTGGATCGGTCCGGCGTTGCACATAGTAGAGTTGAAACCCACGACAGTAGCTTTGCCGACGCTTACGATGCTCTGCTCGCCGTTCGCGCCGAGGTGCAGCACCAGATAGATAGTCGCAAGAACTGCCCCGCATACCGCATGTCGCGGGAATGTGCGGGATGCGGTCGTATTGCGGTTGGGTGTTCGAGTCCGGGTTGCCCAATGGTCAGTATTAATCAGCAGTTAAAGGAAGGCACATGAGCGAATTTCCAGTAGAAGACCTCACGATTGAGGGCCGATTGGCCGACATCATAGAGCCAGATGATTGCGTGGTTCAAGTTGACAAATACAAGCTATCGCAAGCGGACAAGCAGAAGGTTGTTCGTGCATTGCGGTTGGCCAGCATTGTCGCCAAGATCGCAAAGGACGAACCAACATGATAGACCATCGATATACCCACATGACCCCTATCCAGCAAAAGCACGTTGAGCGTATTGCGCGGCAAATCGCGCGGGGCCTCGGACACAACGATGACGAAGGTATGGATTGGGAGCATTATATTGCGCCAGCGGTTATTATCTTGAACGAGAGTCCTAGGTTGATCAAAGCCGATCTTAAGTTGGTTGACTAACCTTAAGTTGACTAACCTTAACATCACAACAGGGGACATCATGAGCGACGATCGTATCGAGAAGGCTATTGCTGGTGTTTTGGCCGTGGCTGATTCAAACTTCCCGTCTGATACCGATATTTCGATATCGACGACAGGACGCAACAGCGCCAGCATCCGAATCTCGTCCTACGAATTGGCGGGCATTATGGCGTTAGCCAAGAAAGCCAAGGAGCAGCGCTAACGATGACAGAAGGCGAACCGCATTGGGCCACGAAGAAAGACGACTTCGGAGAGGCCGTTGGCCGCTATTCGTGGCGCGGGATCAAACACGGCTGGTCATGCCATCATTGCGGCGGCCTATTCCGTGGCAAGACCGCTCTGCTTGAGCATCAAGAGAGAATGATCGCGCGAGACATCGCTAACGGTGAGGTAACGAAACCATGAGGTCACTGTTGGCAGAAGCGGAGATAATCCAAGCCGCGTTTTTGAGAGCGGTCCAAGAAGAAAATGATTGCGAAGAAACTGGGGAGCCGTGCCAAGACGAGAACAAATGTGGCTGCTGGCTGGAGATGTCCGAGCTGATTCGGAAAGAGTACAGTTAGCCCTACTAAGCTAAAACAACGGAGAACATCAATGAAGACCTTCGAATCCGCTACCCAGGCAATGATCGACGCTGACCGGGATAACGGTCACATCGGCGTAGACGATCCTGAGTGGGGAAGGTACGAGAGCATGCTGCGGGCTGCGCTGCTGGTAGTGAAGCAGCGTCTTCCGGGGACGGTTTGCGCACTTGCGGTCAATGACATTCTTAGCGGATCTCTTTGAGATAGCGCTCAAGAGCGAAGCGTAGTCACCCTGGATCGCAAATTGCTATCAGGATGAGGATTAGGATGGTGTAGGCGATGATGCCCATCGTTTGCGCTCCAACTGATCAGCGATCCAGCCGCACCCAACCCAAAGCGCCCAGAACGGCGCTAGCACGATCGCAGCCAAGATCATGAGCCAGCGAACAAGGTTGATCATATGCCTACCGTTGCGCCTCGGGCGATGAGATACCCGATCAGCAGCAGGCCGATCGCGGCTGGAATCGCGATATTGAAGATAAAGTACCCCATCAAATTGCTCCGTTAAGAACGCTGAAGAACCCCCACAGGCCAACACTCATTCCGATGAACATGACGCAAGCGCATATTAGCGCCTCTTCATCGGTCCACCTGTCATAGGGCCTCATGTCAGTGACACTGCTCGATCTCGTAACCGTTGGTGGCATGTTTCAGGCATCGCTCATGGTCTTCGACGTATGTGCCTCTGGACTCGATCACCATCCCAACAATGGTGATGAGAGCGAGCGCGCCGACGATAGCAACGACTCCCTCAATTGCATGAGCAATAACGTTCCTGACAGCCTGCCACGGATCATCAGACTGTCGTTCTTTCATATCCTGCGCCACCAATGAGCCCTCGCTGGTTGAGTGTGATATCCGTGATCTGGATTATGGGGAGCCCTATCGCGCAGAGAGATGACGTTGACAACCAAGATCCACGCTCCACCAACGATGAACCCTGATGCTACCAGTGCAACGACCGGGTGAACGATCCAGTATTCTCGGAATCCAACCGTCAGACCGATAAAGACGGCATCGGCAAAGAACGCCCGCTTGCGGCTAAGAATTACGCTCGGTTTGTCGGTTCTGTTGAGATGAAGATCATCCATCGCCAGATACAAGACGTAGAGCAAAAGGCATGCGCCAGACATGGCGATGAGCGAATAAAAGTAGATGGATGCTTGGAGGAGGTTATTCATTCTTTGTCTTTCCGAGCAAATCCAGTTTGCTGAACATCACCTCTATGAGCATGAACCAATGCTTTCCGGTGGCTCCAACTCCTAGAGAGATCAGCTCGAGAGGGAGCGGAATTACCTTCAACAACTGAGGAGCAAGAAGGTTCGCCATAATCATTCCGGCGACCAAGTTCCAGATGACATTTCGAGCCGATACCTTCTCCTCAACCCTATAGAGATGCAGGGCGGAACCAATAAATCCAAATGCAATGCACGAGATGTAGATGTGCTCGAAAACCGCATCAAGCATTCGCCCCACCGTTGGCCATAGCTTCCAAAGTGCTAGTCAACCAATAGAGCATCGTCGGGGTGATGCGGCCGGCCGGAACCTCCTTGTTTTCGGGTAGCAGTTTGCAGGCAAGAAGCCCCGTAGCAATGAACTGAGTGCATTCCCAAGCGCCAGGCTCATGCCAGTTTCGGCTGGCGAACGGCCCCCAAAAGTAGGTCACCGCAATGGGATCGTAGGGCTCGTGGAGGTGGCTGCGCAGAAACGCGACGAAGGCAGCGGCCTGTTCCTCGGTGGCCTTCAGACGGACGAATAGTTCCCGCCTGAAGCCTGCATCATAGCCGGGCTGAAGCTCTTGCACGCCACCGAAAAGATGGGCTCCGATGTAGGTTCCTTCGTCCGTCACTCCGTCGACGTGCGATAGCTCGGAACCGTATTGGGCAACGCCGATCAGCTTCGTAAATACCCCGGCTTCCTGTTCCACAAACCGAAGCTCGACGAACGTAGTCAAAATATTAACTTCGTTCGGAATAGACTGCTTTCAACCATCTGTAGAGCCCCCTAGCTCTGTGGGTGGCCAGACCTGACCTAACCGTTTCGACCGGTTGGGTTGGGTCGCCTCAACAATTCCGGCAAATGCTTGGCGGTGCCGGCTCGGCCGGCGGCAACGAACAATCAGTAACACCACTCACATAGCGACATCCAGCGGGAACGTCCGAACCCTGCGCGTCAACGAATGGGGCTTCCGAACGCGTGCAGCCCGAGAATCCCCACGAGGATGAATAGCACGAGCCAGCTACCGAACGCACCATATGGCTTTGCTTCGCCCCACGGACCGATGCCCCAGATTCCGAAGCATCCGACGAGAACATAGATTAGCCAGAACCAGATATTTGCGCCCATGGTCTCTACTCCTCTTCAATCGTGATGCGATACCGTTTTCCTGCCTTCAAGTTGAATTTCTCCCTGAGCACATTGAACCATGCTTCTTGCGGCTGTCTTCCTGAGTGATCAGAGATCAGGAACTTGACAATTCCATTGTTGATTATCGGCTCTTGGCACTCCCCCGTGATTTGCATGTTAAGGCCTCAGGCCCATGACTACGCCAAATATCAGCGCAGCCGCAGCGATAAGAACGGATGCGAGGACCAATGTCTGACCTTTGTCAGTTGATCGATCCTGCTTGCTCTCAACCGTGGCATTACCCCTACCCTCTCCAGTGTCCATGCGTGATGTCAGGCGATCGATCTTCTCGTTCGTAGTCTGGTTTGCGGTGACAAAAGACGCCTGCAACTGCTTAAGCATGTCACCAATGGCAACCTCGCTTTTCGCGGCAGACTCCTTCTGCGTTGATAGCGCGGCCGTCAGAGCTACAGCATTTGCCTTGGCAAGCTGGTCGACCAGATCCTTGTTAGCAGCAAACTTTCCATCAATGGTCAGAACCATGGCCGACAATGTGGAAGCCAGTTCGTCACGGGCCAAAGTCACTGCCCTATCGTTAGCATCTATTCGGCTATTGATTTGGCTGGAGAGGTTCTTGATCGCAAGCGTCAGAGCTTCTTTGACTGCGACGGTCGGATCAGGATTTGTGACGACAATCTTTTCCAGATCGGACATGTCTATCGCTTGATGATCCTGGCTACGTTCTCAAATCCACGCTTTACGAAGTAGAACGAGATCACGAGATTGGCAGTCACGGAAACCCAACCCACTAGCGGGTCTGTCGTTCCGAGTCCAAGCACCTTGTCCCATACGAGTAGCTTGAAATAGTAGACGAGCGTCACATAGGCGAAGAGCTTCTCCACCTCCCATGGATGGCCAATCTCTGAGATCTTCAATTGCGATTCTGCGAGGATTTCGGCCTGCTGCGCTCCGATCTCCTTCCCAGCCAACTCGGCAGCCGTCTGGTTATCGGTCGTAGTGGCCGTAAGGTGAGCCTGATAGGCACTCACAAGCGCCTTGGCTACGGGGCCACCGAGAAACTGGAATATGAGGCTTGCGAAGGCGAACATCAGTCGCCTGCCTTGGTCTGCGGCGTGGCGGCAACTTCACCCTTGGATCCTACCGGACCAGTCGTGACGTGACGCAGCCATTCCGTTATCATGCCGATCGCTGCAACGATAATCGGAATGAACGGTGTATATTTCGGGGGGATGAAAATGCCGATCTGATCCCCGTTGACCAGTTGGAGAAGCGGCACGACCGCGCCGGCCAATAGCCCCATCAGAACGAGAAACCGCGCGAAGATAATTGTTTTCCAGCCCTTGAGCTTTTGCGTGATGCTCGCAAACATCTCAGGACTTCCTTAGTGCGTCGGCCTGCGCGTGAAGCTTCGCGGATAGCGCGTTGGCACCGATCACCATCTTTTGGATAGTGCCCTTGAAAAACCATATCAGAGCCCCGCCGCAGCCGAAACCGAGCGAGAAGCTTAGCCAAAATTCCGTCATGTCATTTCCTTCCGAATAGGCGTGTGAAGAGAGACGCGATGAAGGCGCCGATACTGCCAGGCGCTGGATGGGACACAGATGGATGTGATGGTATGGCGATCGTAGAAGGCCGCGCGGTGGCTTGCGGCATCGTCGTTCCTGTCGCTGCATGAGCGCCTGCAAGGTTCAGGGCGCCCGTAACATTGCCGTTGAACATTAACACCTCGGCATGACGTCTACGGGTGAGTCCAGCCATCTGCCTGCCTCCAGCATGATCGTATTGGAGAAGCGTAGCCATCGCTGCACTGGAATTGCCTGCGTTGATCTTGTCATCGATCGATGATTTGGCGAGAGACCCGGTGTTGAAGTCGAACGACACCAGAGCATCGAACTGCGGCTGTGTCATCGGAACCTTGATGTAGCGCTCGACGTTTCGCTCGACTGCGGCAAGATCCGTAGCCAAAATGTCGTCGCATTGCGCATCGGTGATCGTCTGACCACGATACACAGCAGGAGGACCGGCAGCCGACGTATGGCCATATCCGATTGTCAGAACCCCGGTTCCGTCGTCATAAGTGTGGAGAAATTTTCCTTCGAAAGCTTCGATGAAGGATCGCCCATTTGGTGACGTTTTCATGGGATTACTGCATTCCAACGCTGACCCCATGTCGTCGCGCCGTAGGGGTAACTGAAATGGATATTGTCATATCGATATGGTGCCCCGAGCAGATCGCCATTTGGTCCTTGGAAGACATGCGCGGCGGGATTCACCACAGCCAATTGCGCCGCTGCGACCGCTGACGACGTGAGGCCATTGATGTAGGTTACCTGAGCGACGTAGATATCCACATTCGGCCAATAGGAGTGAATGCTGTTGATCAGGTTCTGCAGGCTGGCTTGGTATACCGATCCCGGCGTGTTAAGGTCGCTTTCGCCCTGATCAATAAGAACTCGGGTAGGAACAAGACCTGCAGCAGATAATCTGAATGCCGTAACGCCAAGGCGGATGTTGTTCGCCCCGCCCGGCTCCCAATCGTGCATGTAGGAACCACCTACACCAATCGGGATCAGGTTGACCCGATCAGCCTTGCCGGAAGTAATGCGCTGGTCGCCATAGGAACTGAACCAACTCCCCGTTGGATATGGAGCAGACAAGCCAGGCGGATAGCCAGTGGCGCCTAGCAGAGGATCAATAGGTCCCCCTGGCTTGGCTGTATAGCAACCGCCATCCTTGATGTTGTAATTGATGAGCTTGGTCGGATTGACAGGGATGTGAACTCCGTTCGCGGAATTGGTCCCATTAGACTGGCTAATAAGGATATCATTGTCGATCTTGACCTGTCCTGGCTGCGGCGCACAGGAGACCTGAATTTTTCCCTGCGGGTTATTCCAGTCCGGGAAATAGTTCGGCGTTGGGTCAGCGACGATGAATGGGGCCGGGACATAGAGCGCATTCGGATCGCGCGCAAGTGATGGGGATACGACCTGCAGGAACAGAAATGCTACGGCTGAGATGCGGTACATCAGTTCCACACCTTGCCAAAGATTCCTGAAACCTGAGAAGGCGGGACAGAGCCCATCCAAGTATATTGGCCAGAAACATACAGATGCTCGAGCGCCGGCATCGTGTTGTGGCCAGGCGGGACATAATCAAAGAAATGAGCACTTGTCGGATAGGACACCTGTATGGTGGTGGGGAGCATGCTGGCCTGTTGCTTGCTATCCGAGACGTCTCCGATTGCTCCGTTCAGGCCAATCCCGACGAATGCCGCGCCGCCACCGCCAGGTAGACCGCTAATGACTTCGGCCTTATTGGTTACGTCGACAAGGCAGCTAGTCACGCAAAAAAAATCAAGCTGGTTCGCTGGATTTCCGTTCGCCTGCCGATAGGCTGTGGCGTTGCAGTATGGGGAATTGTTCGTGGTACAGACGATCCAAACAGTGGTGGGGTCCTGCACCAGCATCTTGCGCGGAACCTGCTGGTAGTAGTTGCTGAGCCAACGATGCGTATGATTGTCCTCGCACTGGATCAGCGCGTTGATGCGACAGCCGCCTATGATGAGCTTGGTATGATCCGAGGCCATAACCTCCATGCCGTCCTGCCAGGCGCGAGCCGGTGGCGTTGTATCGTTAGCGTAGGGCGCAGACCATGCCAGGACCGGAAGACCGCCACTCACGCTCACGATGATATCGTAATTCGTGAGAGCCATAAGTCCGGAGGTCGAAAGGCAATAGGTATCTCTGGCGACGTCGATCGAAACCCAATTTGTTCCGTCGTAGACCGTCAATTGATTATGCGGAGACTTGTACGGCTCTAGGCAGACTGAAGTGCTGCCGGCTATGTCGGCTTCGGTAACGGGAACGCCATGCTGCGCTGTGAGCCTGATATCCTGACCAGCCCATGCCGGAGAAATGAAGAAAAGAGCAATCAGAAAAATGAGTTTCATTAAAGCCTCGAGTTCATTGTGATGAAGTTTGTCGCTAGCGGTATCAGCCCTAGAGCTGCCTGCCCCGCCGTAGCGCCGGCAATCGTAC